TCAAGGAAGCGTAAACAATTCAGGTCGTACCTATATCCAAGATATAACTCTGGATACATATGGTCACATCACTGGCATAACGAGCGCGACTGAGACGGTAGTAAACACCAACACCACCTACTCCGCTGGCTCTGGCCTTGATCTGAGCGGCACAACCTTCAGCCTTGAAAGTGACGCTCGTGGAGATTTGTTCTACATGGGCCGTGACACTAATGATTACTTTGGTGTTGAAACAACCCAAATGAACTGGGTTCTTGATGGCGCTACAGACATGCGCCTCTACAATAGTGGAGACTTACACGTTGAAGGCAACGTCATTGCTTACTCCACAACAATCTCTGATGAGCGCCTCAAGACTGACATCGCAAAGATTGACAGCGCATTGGATAAGGTTGACCAGATCAACGGTTACACCTTTACCTACACAGCTGACGGTAAGAAATCTGCGGGTGTCATTGCCCAAGAGGTTGAGAAGGTTCTGCCCAGCGCAATCACTGAAAGCACATTACCGCTCAAGATGGGTGAAGACGATAAGACCCAATATAAGACTGTGCAGTACAATCAGCTTATCGGATTGCTTGTCGAAGCTGTAAAAGAGCTAAAAGCTGAAGTCGCAGAATTGAAAGGTAAGTAATATGGCCCTGCAAACATCCGGTCAAATATCACTTAATGATGTAAATGTAGAGCTTGGCAACAGTGGCACTGCCCAGATTAGCATGGGGAGCTCTGCTGTGCGTGGCTTATTTGGTGTTGCGTCTGGGCAGATCCGTATGTCTGACGGGTATGGCAAGGCCAATGAGTTCGTACTCACTAACGAGGGAACCATAAACGGACAGTCAAACCGCAAACAGATTACGGTCAGCAGCTTTATAAGCTCTGGGGAGACAATCAGGGTTCCATCGGGGTTTTGGGTTTGGTCTGATGACACATCCGTTCCAGCAATGATTATTGACATATCTTGTACTGTCATCAATGAAGGCAAAATTATTGGCAAAGGCGGCACAAACAACGGATCTAGTGGCAGCCCTGCCATTAAGATCAATTCTGGTGTTACCGGAGTAACTATCACAAACAGTTCTGGAGCATATATTGCTGGCGGCGGCGGAGGCGGTGGCCAAGGGCAAAACGGCGGCGGCGGCGGCGGTGCTGGGGGTGGTAACTGTGGTTTCTCTTCAGCTGGTGGCGGTGTGCTAAATGCAACTGGTGATGATGGGACAGTTCAAGGAGGCGGTAGTCCACAGTCAGGGTCTGGCGGTGGAGCTGGTGGTGGCGGCGCTGCATCTACTGGAGCTGGTGGCGGCTATGGCGGCGGCGGTGGACGTATTCTACCCGGCTCTGGCGGTTCTGGCGGTACAGGTTATCTTGACAGCGCAGCTCATGGAGGTGACGGCGGTGGTAGCAGTTCCGTAGGTGGTAACGCCACTGGTTACGGCGCTGGCGGAGGCGGCGGCTGGGGTGCTAATGGAGGCAACGGGTATTACTTGTCTACGACTCGGACGGGTGGAACTGGCGGCAAGGGCATAGACGACAGTGGTGTATCTTACACACTATCCAATAGCGGGACAATTTACGGAGCTACATAATGACAACTACATGGTTTTATAGCGGAGAACAATACAGCACTGAGGCTTTGGTAAACGCCGCCGTGTTGGACCAGAAGGCGCGTCTTGATAACAATCCGACAGACTGGGTTGCTGTCAAAGAGCTTTCTGGAAATGCAAGTGATGGCTGGGTTATACCCGCCACTACACTTACAGACAGCGAAATAAACAACTTGGATGACACAAAGCACTACAGCGTGGCGTCTGTTATAGGCGGAGACAATGACATTGGCTTGACAGCAGCTGAGGTCACAGCAAAGATTGCTGAACATAGGGCCACCTATGCTAACCACTGGCGGGTAAATACCATTGCAAAAGTACAAGAATATTCGCCATCTAACGCAGATATGTCGGCATATTAGGGGTCACATAACATGTTAGGCTTTACAGCTTTATCTGAGACCCCTCTTTCACAGAGTGCTACAGCAGTATTTGCTAATGCGTTCTTGCCAGGAACACTTGCTCAGTTTAGCACAGGTGCCTTGCTGTACGAAGCCATAGCATTTCATACACTGCCCAGTGTAGCTGCTATAGGTGAAGTAGCTATTGAGTTTGATGCTCAGGCTACTACATCTATGGCAGAGGCTATTGCTGCTACAACTATCAATGCTGTAGTTACAGACGCGCAAGCTAGTACCACACCTACAGCTGTCACAGCCTCTTTCAGTATCAATACTTTTGCAGATGTAGATGCTAAAGCTCTTATAACCTTCCCTGATATATCAGCTACCTTTACAGCAGATACAATAGCGTTTGATGCTAAAGCGGCAGCTGCTATTGCAGGCGTAGAGTTAACGCTAAACAACTATGAATTTGCTGATGAAGATGCTCAAGCTAGTATAGTGTTACCTGTTGCAACTTCTTCTTTTACTGTTAGTGCATTTTCAGATGTAATTGGTAAGTCTAATATCGGTGTATCTAGTGTCTCGTCTAATTTTGACATTAGCTCTATAGTTCCTTCTGCTCAGGCACAAATTGCTATAACAGGTGTGTCTCTGGCGTTAAACAACTATGAGTTTGCGGATGAAGATGCTAAGGCTTCAATAACACTGGATACAATAACTGCTACTCTGTCTGTTAATCTAGCAGATCCAACAGCTGTAGTATTCCCTTACCAAGATTACGCAGATGAGTATAGCAGACAGCGCACTCTGTTTATAGGTAAGCAAGACACAAACAATACTGTACACATTACAGCGTAAGGAATAGAAATGTCATATAGGTGGCCTGATAAAGACAAGGATGAGATTGTAGACTACAGTGTAGACTGGTCTCGTTTCTTAGGTGATGACACTGTAGCTGCTGCCACTTGGTACATCAAGGATGCATCAGGGGTAGCCATATTAGTGGAAGATGCTGGCGTAGTTAATGGTTTGCAGTTTGTTACAGGTACTCTTTCCGGTAAGGTATCTACAGCTAGATTTAGCTTAGGTACTAACAATGTACGATATACAATTACTTGTAGGATTACAACAGGTGCAGGCTTACAATATGAGCGTAGTATCTTCCTGCGTGTGAGGGAGAAGTAATATGGCATACGAATATCTAAGCCTAGTAAACGATGTTAACCGCCGCCTTAACGAAGTAGAACTTACTGCTGCTAACTTCTCTACAGCTACAGGGTACTACAGTTTTGCTAAGGATGCTGTTAATGCTGCTATCCGTCATATCAATCAAGAAGAGTTTGAGTGGCCTTGGAACCATGTAGAAGAAACAGAAGTCTTAGCTGTTGGTGAGGTTCGCTACAGTATGCCTTACGACAGTAAGACTATAAACATGAACACCTTTCGTATCAAGCGTGATGCGGATCTTAACGTAGAAACAGTGAAGCTAAAAGTTCTTACTTACGAAGAATGGCTTGACAAGTTTGCTGATTATGAGTATAACTCTGAGGCAAGTACACACACAATTCCTAAGTATGTTGTACGCACTCCAAGTAGAGAACTTATCTTTTCTCCTCCACCAGACCAAGCATATGAAGTAGTATATGAGTATTTCCGTACAGGTTTTGACCTAGAGTCTCCCACAGATGTACCAACACTACCTGAGCAATATCGTTATACGATTGTAGATGGTGCTATGTACTATGTTTATCAGTTCCGTGGTGACACACAGGCAGCACAATTATCACTACAGAAGTTTGAGCAAGGCATTAAACAGTTACGTAGCTTACACATTAATCGCACTGAATACTTGCGAGATACACGAGTACATTTCTGATGGCTACACAGTGGCAGACATTTCCTATTGAGTTTAGAGGTGGTCTCATCTCTAACCTTAGCCCTTTACAGCAGGGTACTAATGCTGTGGGTTCTGCTACTATTCTGCAGAACTTTGAAGCTACTAAAGAAGGTGGCTACTCTAAGATCAAAGGTTATGAAAAGTATAGCGACACAGAGGTTACAGGCTCTGGCCCTATCCTAGCCCTAAAGGTCATTAGTTCTGGGCGTATTGTGGTCGCTAGGCAGAATGCTTCTAACCTCACAGAGTATTACTACGGTACGGGTACTACATGGACATCTATGGGTGCTAGACCTCTGTTAGGTGGCAAGGCTCGTAGTGCTTTGTATAACCTGGATGGTGATGATAAGGTTGTTTTTGTTGATGGCGTTAACTACCCTGCTATCTACAACACCTCAGGTAATACCCTAACAGCAGTTACTAGCTCTACAGATGCACTAGGTGCAGATCATGTAGCAGTGTTTAAGGATACAGCATTCTACGCTAAGGGTAACAACGTATTCTTTACAGCACCCTTTACTGTAGATGACTTTAGTGCTGGTAATGGTGCAGGGTCTATCAACGTATCTAATGATATAACAGGTCTAGCTCTATTCCGTGATCAGCTTATTATCTTCACTACGGATAGTATTAAGCGACTAACAGGTAACACTGCCGCTGACTTCCAAGTATCACCGATTACGGATCGTATTGGTTGTATCAATGGCGACACTATCCAAGAGGTTGGTGGTGATATCATGTATCTTGCCCCGGATGGTATTCGCTTACTCAGTGCTACAGATCGTATTGGTGACTTTGGGTTGGATATTGCGTCTGATCCTATTGCTAAGAGTGCTAATACATTTCTTAGTAGTACATCTAACTTCACATCTGTAGTCCTACGTGAGAAGTCTCAGTACCGCATCTTTGCATACATTGGTTCTGAACAGACGGCGGTTGCTAAAGGGTTGATAGCTACTAAGTTTATAGCTCAAGGTGCTTCAGGCATTAGCTGGTCTACTACGTTTGGCATTAAAGCTTATATAGCTGATAGCCGCTACTCAGGTACAGCAGAGACTATAGCTTTTGCTAGTGGTGATGGCTACATCTACATCTTGGATACAGGCTCTAGCTTTGATGGTGCTAACATTGATGCAGTGTACGAATCACCCTTTATGCCTATCTCTGATCCACAGCTACGTAAATCTTTCTACAAGGTGACCCTATACGCTGAACCTACTGGGCCTATGAACATAGGTCTAAACGTAAAGTACGACTTTGCTGCAACTACCAACACAAATGTAGTTCAACCAGCAACACAACGCATAGAAAGTACGGGCACAGCTATATTCCTATATGGCTCCTCCGCTGCTGTGTTTGGTACAGCAACTTATGGGGGTGAGCTTGATGTTGTGTACAACACAAACTTAGTTGGTTCCGGCAAAACTATAGCACTACGTGTAGAGGATCTCTCTACTAATCCTACCTTCACTCTAGACACAGCCCTGCTAGAGTTCAGACAAAACGACAGACAGTAAGGACTAAAAAATGGCAGGTTATGAGCGTCAGGACACTAGCAACAACATCTCTAACGGTAATGTTATTGATGCTGATGATTTTGATAATGAGTACAATGCTATCAAGGATGCGTTTAACGCTTCCACAGGACATAAACACGATGGTAGTACAGGTGAGGGTGCGCCTATCACTAAGGTCGGCCCAGCGCAGGACGTAGTTGTATCGTCTTCTAGTGTTCTACCTAAGACTACAAACACTTTAGATGTAGGCTCTTCAGGTGTTAAGTTCAAGGATGGTTTCTTTTCAGGTGCTGTTAACAGCGCTACTGTTGCTGCTACTGGTAATGTATCTGTAGGTGGCAACCTTACAGTGACAGGTAATGCTACCATTG